AGGGATTCCAAAGGGTGTGCGAGGTTACCCCTACCAGCGGTAGGGGATGTCAGCTTGCTGACAGGGGTGGCTGGACCCGATTAGGGTGGGCAGCGTTCTCCCTAAGAAGCAGTACAGCGAGCGAAGCAAAGTTTTACGGAACGATCGCATTGTTACCCTCGGCTTGACCGACGAAATGACTTTCCTTATTTAGCCCAATATATAGCTGATTGTTTACAAAGCAGCATCAAGCCTGAGTTCAATTTCCCGTGCCTGAGCATTTTTAAGACGTGACTCCGCAAGAACGGATTCATCCTGTAGATTGATATTATCCCATTCGACACGGCAGGAAGCCTCAGAGCCAATAGAGCAAAGGAAGGAGTTTCCTATATCGCAGATAACGGGAGTAAGCATACGGCGGTAGTATTCAAGCTCAGAGGTGAGAATATCCGCCTGCTGAGATGACATTCTCTCGGTGCTGCTCCAGCTTAGTCCGAGCAAAAATGGTGGTATAGAGAGTTTAGCTATGAGCTGTTCGAGTATCTGCCGAACAGGGATATTGGTGTCGAACATTTTGTTATCAGCACCGATGACCTTAATATCCACGTCCCCGACAGCAATGAAGTCCTTGACCTGACCGTATTTAGCGGAATTCATACCGTCCGCCCACTGCTCGGCTATCTGCTGAGCTCTTTCACGGGAGTATATTACATCTCCGGGGTCGGACTGAGGTCTGTATGTTACTGCATATCTTACATTGCCTGCACGGTCGAAGTTCTGACCGATACACTGGTATATTCTAAGGAGAATACTGCTGAGTGACGGAAGACCTCTTAAAACCGAGTGACCTCCGGTGAGAGCAGCATAGAGGATGCGTTCGGGATGAGATATAGTTCTTAAAGAGCCGTCAGCTTGACGGAATGAATAGCGGCGGTCGAAAGGGTCAGAGCCGGGAGAGATCTTTATTCTGGAAATATCTCCGTTCCAAAGACCTGTAATAGTGGAATTTTCGTTATCAGGAACGATCTCACCGATCGCACTTCCATAAGTTATAAGGCTGTCGAGGAAATTATCGACGAAGCAGTTCACCGAACGTCCGGTAAGCCCGACAGGGACGTTATCGAGAAAATTATCGAGAGCATCCTGTACACTCTCGTCTGAGCAGATAACTTTGAAACCTCCGGTCAGTCTGATTATCTTCATTATAGCAGCATCGATTATGGGGACAGCCGCTCTTAGTCTGTCGTATAGTTCTTTTTCAGCCTTTTCCATGACATTAGGCAGAGCCGTATCACCACATGGACTTCGCATAGCGGCAGCTATTTCCGGAACATTTCTGCCGGAGTTTTTTCGTCTGAAAAGTTTCATAAAACCTCCTTTTAAGGAAACTGAACGGTGTATTATCTTGCGACTGAAAAGGTAAAGAGTTCATCACCGCACTGCTTACGGAGCATATCCGCTACGAAATAACGCATATCGTCCATAGCGTGGTCATTCTCTTTTATGGGAGCATCCACACCGGCTTTTTCGCTCCATCTGTAAAGGTGAAATTCACGTATTATATCTCTGCACGAGCAATGAAACCTGAGTTTATTCTCACGCAGAGCATTACTCACCTGACGTATGCCGGTAATAACGTCATTTTCGGCTTTAGCCACTCTGAATCTGCGGTGTCTGCGGATACACTCAATAAAACTTGCTGCGGACGGGTCGACGATGACCTTACTTATATTCAGATTTCCTGCAAGTTCTTCAAGAGCGGCATAATGCTCCTCATCGGTTCGGGAGACTCCCGTTTTTTTCGAGGAGTAATAGTACTCCCTTATGCGGTACCAAACGCCTTTGTTAAGTCCCCAAAGACCAAATGACGAGGGATTGACAGTGCCGTAATCACAAGATATGACGTACTTTTCGCAAATTACATCTTCTGAGAAAACGTGAATTTTCTCGTTGAACATGGGATAGACCACACCCTCCGAAGCGGTCCATTTGCCGAGAACGAACCGGTCGAAAAAGGCTCCGGAGTAAAGCCGTCTGTAGCGGTCTTTCATAGCTTCTGAGAGTGAGGGGTTATCATCCATAGTGAAGTGAAGATACAGTGCATTTTTTTCTTCAGCCTTTTTTATCCACTCATTATAGAACCAATGCGAGGGATTATCAGGATTGCAGTTGAACCACATTTTCGAGCCGTTTACCGAGCATCTTGCGAGAGCCTGTTCAACGAAAGACCGGGGCATAAGAGCTGCCTCATCAAAGAAAACTCCCGAAAGAGTCATTCCTTGTATCAGAGCAGCGGAGCTTTCGTCCTTACCGCCGAACAGGTAAAATCGGTTTGTGTTGCCGAACATAGAGATGTCGATATAGTTGCTGCTGACTTTTTCAGAGCAGACCGCACCGAGGTCGGAGAGCAGCGGAAAAATCGGTGTGACCACATTTCTTCGCAAAGAAGTGATAGTCTTGCCGCAAAGAGCAAAAGCGTTGCCGTTGAAACTGGCTGAGGCCCAGAAGATAAATCCCACTGACATAGAAAGTGTTTTACCGCTTCTTACAGCACCGTCGCATATGATAGCGTCACGTTTCTTATAGCGAGGATTCTTCCACCAGTTCATGGTAAGCCTTTGTTTTGGAGAGAGATCACTGATCTTCAACAATATCACCTTCCTCTGCGGAAGAGGTAAGAGCCGACATAAGTTCATCAGCTTTACTGCGGTCGCTGAAAGCAGTTTCGAGCTCATAAAGTTTTTCGAGAGCTTTCAGTCTGTCGAATAGTTTTACCTCAACTCCGCCGTTTTTGTCACGTTTTATTTCTGATACGTTGAAAAGGTCAAGTTCAGAGATAACATCAGGCGGCGGGAGTTCCTCAGCGAATACCAGTCTTACAGCGTCGGTACAGCTTCCGAAAGCGAGTCTTTTAAGACCAGCCATAACATTACCGCTGTCCGACAAAGCATCTCTGTATCTTGAGATCTTGCGTCTGCAATGGACGCTGTCCAGAGCTTTAAGTCCCTCAGAGAGAGCGGACTTGCTGTTGAAACCAGCTTTCAGAGCCGCTTCAGCGGCATTGCCGAGAACAGCATAATAGCAGCAGAAAGCGTTCCGTTTGCTTGTTTTTTCATTATCGTCCTGCAATTGATTTACCTCCTTTCGGTATTGAGCGGAAATGCACCGTTCATAAGGGGGCAGAAAAACGGCATAATTCAATGGAAAACAGTTGTATAATAAAAAAATCTCTCCGAAGAATCAGAGAGATGAACAAAAATATGCAAATCTGTTTGTATGATTTTAACAATAAAAAGGGAGTACCACTATAGAATGGTACTCCAGAATATTTTTATTTGACCAGCTCAACAGCCATGTCATAAAGTTCATCAAGGCTGTATTCCTTATCATCGGAGCTGTCGGAACTGATATGGTCATCTTCCTTTACAGGGATGCTGTTTGCCGGAAAGGTTCCGACCTTGCCTTCTTTGTTCTTTGAATTTAATGCTGAAAATACAGTACAGCCGTCTTCAATAACAACAAAATAATCGAAGTCATCTTTTTTATCAAAGTAGTTCTTTAAATATTCGTCGAGCTTATCCATGTCTATATCACTTGGTACATTTACGTTTTTGCTGCTGTCGGAGCATATTATATACGTACCGCTGACATCAGCAGCGTCACGGTTTTCTATATCGCACAGAGCTGACGCATAACCTTTTCCTAAAGTACTTGCCCAACTGTTACTGCTGGTTTTTTTGGACTTATTGATGTATTTCCACATACTTTCGTCCACTTTCCAGCCTTCATCGCTGACATGATAAACGAGCATATCGGCATCTTTTTCATCGTCGTCGACTTTATACTTAACATATACTAAATAAGCTTCGTCAATATCATAAGGTGAAGAGGAATCATCCTTATTTAATTCCTTATATTTTTTCTGTATTTCCTCACGTTTTTCATCACTGAGACTATTGAGTTCATCGAAGTTACTCAATCCATATTCTTCCATAATGTCGAGAGGATATTTTACTTGACCTAAATAAGTGGAAAATTCTTTTATAGATTCATCAGGAAAATCATTTTCCTTTTTGATCTCTAAAACTTTAATATCCTTGTTCATAAGTTCCTGAAATTCCTCATTTGTGTCGAAATCGCCGTATTTTTCAAGCATTTTAGCGAGATCATCAGGATACATAAGTTTTAATGCCTTTTCTATATCGCCGTTGTCAACAGTGTCGAAATAATTCTCGATAATATCCTTATAATCTGAGGATTTTCCTTTATCGCTGCTACTGTCGTCGTCGTCTTTAGTAAGTCCGCAGCCGCCAAGAGCTAATCCTGCTGTCAGAGCAGCTAATGTCAATGAAGTGATCTTTTTCATATTTTTCTCCTTATATTTTAACGACCTCATATGCTTTAACTAGGTTAACGTTCTCCCTTATCCTCTTGGGTTTTATTTCTGAAATTTATTCTCCTAATAATTTCTGCGGCTATTTCTTGTGGGTTTCTTCCATTTTCATATATAGTCATAGTAGCTAATTCTTGATTACAAGGGCTAGTCATGAATTTTCTATTATCTCTGTAATCACCTATTGAACGACTTGCTAATATTTGTAAAGATTCTTCTAAATTTTTAGATGGCA